AAGAGAACAAAAAGCACAAGATGAATACTTGAGATCGTTAGAAGCAAGAGTTGCTGAAAAAGAAAATAAATAAAAGAAAGAATAATATTATGTCTTATGTAATAACCACTAAGAAGTGTTGGTATAATGACTATAAAATGATAGTCAAAATGTTCTTCTTGAATGATGTTCCATTTACATTTGATGATTTGCCTGTAGGATATTTGTATGATAGAGAAATAGTAAGAGAGGCATATAGTAATAAAGATTATTCGGTAGAAGATATTTACAAAGGATCTAATTATTTAATATTAGAACAGTGCCATCCTTGCTTTGATGATATTGAGATATTAAATCCTGAAAATTTGCCAGAAGAAATACAAAGTTTTTATAATGGAGAAGAAGATTTACTAAGATAATAAATAAAGCATAGGAACAGTAATTGGTGTGGAAAATTGCCATTAAATAAATTAGATTCAATTATCAAAAATACTGATGGTCGTATAATCTACGTTAGTCCTTCCGATTTAGATTCTACCGATAGTATTGATAATCAAGGAAACTCACTAAATCGTCCATTTAAGACTCTTCAAAGAGCACTGATCGAATCTGCAAGATTCTCATATGTCAGAGGAAGTAGTAATGATATAGTAGAGAAAACTACAATTCTCTTAATGCCTGGAAGTCATGTTATAGATAATCGTCCAGGATATACAATTGACAGTGGAGGAGCAGTTATAACCTCTGAAGGAGCTTCTTCCTCTAGAAGTACTTTTAATTTATCATTAAATTCTAATTTAGACTTAACAGACAAAAATAATGATCTTTATAAGTTTAATAGTGTTTATGGTGGTGTAATTGTTCCTAGGGGAACTTCAATTGTTGGTCTTGATTTAAGAAAAACTAAAATAAGACCTCTTTATGTTCCTAACCCAACATTCTCTTCAATTTCTAATAGTGCAATTTTAAGGCTTACTGGAGCTTGTTATGTTTGGCAGTTCTCTATTTTTGATGGGGATGACTCTGGAACTGTTTACACGCAACCAGATAATTTTGATATTAAATCTATCCCAACTTTTTCTCACCATAAGTTATCAGTATTTGAATATGCCGATGGTGTCAATGAAGTTGGAACTAAAGGTCTGACCGATCTTCAAATGTATTATGCCAAATTATCATATGCATATTCCTCAAGTTCGGGTAGAGAAATTAATACTGCGGATGAGTATCTTGAAAATCCTGAAGGATTTAGTCCAAGAAGACCTGAATATGAAATTGTTGGAGCATTTTCCGCAGATCCTATTTCAATTGCATCTATCATATCCGGTGATGGATTAACTGCATCAAGAGTCATTACAGTTACTACAGTTACTCCTCATGGATTGGATAAAGGAACTCCAATTCGTATTAGTGGTGTTTCGCAAGATCAATATAATATTTCAACTAAAGTTACATCAATTAGTGATACTAATGATAGTGTATTTACTTATGTAATTGAATCTGATCCAAGATTTTTAACTCCATCATTAACGAGTCAAGGAATAGTAAATGTAGATACTGATACAGTATCTGGTGCCTCTCCTTATGTTTTTAATGTGAGCATGAGATCTGTTTGGGGGATGAATGGATTAATTGCTGATGGAAACAAGGCAACTGGATTCCGTAGCATTGTGATCAGTCAATTCACTGGAATTAGCCTCCAAAAAGATGATAGGTCTTTTGTCAAATATGATGCATCTAATGGTAGAACTTATAGTGGATTAACAATCACTGAACAGTCAGGAAGTGAGTTATCGGCAAATTCTTCTTCGAGTGGAATAGTTTATCATATAGATTCTGATTCGGTTTATAGGAAAGATTGGCAACAGTCTCATATTAAAATAAAAAATGATGCTATTTTACAAATAGTATCAGTCTTTGCAATTGGATATAGTACGCAGTTTGTTTCCGAATCTGGTGGTGATGCATCGATAACGAACTCTAATTCAAATTTTGGTCAACTATCTTTAGTTTCTGAAGGATTTAAAAAAACAGCATTTGATAAAGATAATAAAGCATTTATAACTCATATTATTTCACCAAGAGCAGTTGATCAAATTGAAGATAGAGTTGATTGGTTGTCAATTGATGATGGAGTAACAACATCTGTTGGTGATAGTAATAAAATTTATCTTGCCGGATTTAAAAACGAAACAGTCCCTCCACCATCATTAACACAAGGATATCGTATTGGAGCAAGAGTATCTGATAAACTTTATTTAACTCTCAATACTGTAGAATATTCTGCAGATATTGTAATTCCATCTAGTAATCAATCTTCATTTGAAGAATATCTTGTAGGAGAACCTTCTTCAAATATATTCACTCTTTCTTCTGGAACTCATAGTTTATCTACAGGCGAAAAAGTTATTATTATTAGTGAAGATGCAGATCTTCCAGAAAATTTAAGAACAAATGTAATCTACTATGCAATTACTCCTTCAAATAATACAATTAAACTTGCCGCAACAGAGTCTGAAGCACTTTCTGGTCAAGAAATTAATGTTTTTGGTGGAACTAATTTAAAAATACAATCAAGAGTTTCTGATAAATCATCTGGTGATGTTGGACATCCAATTCAATGGGATTCAATTCGTGAGCAATGGTATATCAATGTAATTAATAATTTAATTACCCCGCAACTTTCTGGATCTGGAATAACAGAACCACTTTTTGTTAAAAGAATATCTGATTCTAGAAGTCTTGATGAAAAAATTTATAAGGTCAGGGTAGTAGTTCCGAGACAACTTACAAATGGAAAAAATCCAGAACCTGGATTTGTTATTCAAGAATCAAGTTCTACAGGATTTTTTGAAGATGATGATGGAACGAAAACAACTATTGATTCTACAGATTTTGATTATAATAAAAATCTAAGATTTATTAGTACTTGCTCTTTCTCATCACCAACGGTAACAGTAATTTCAGAAATTCCTCATAACTTAAATGTTGGAGATACAGTAATAATTAAAAATGTTACAGATTCTAGTGTTAGTGGTCTTGCATATAATGGAACTCATACCGTAACTTCTATTACCAATGAATTGACATTTACTTATGATACAGAATTAACTCCTGGATCTTTTACAAATGACACTTCTGTTAGAACAAAATCACTCCCAAGATTTGAGAGAAATGATTTACAATCAAATCTCTACATTTATAGAAATGAAATTATTTCAGAATATGATGAAGGAGAAAGAAATGGTGTATATAATTTTTATGTATTAAATTCCAATAATCAAGTTCAAACTGAATTTACAGATCTTAAATATGGACAAAATGTAGTTGACTTATATCCACAAAATGATAGAGATAATATTAGCGAAAACCCAAGATCTGCAAAATCATATGCACTAAGATCACCAATTGGAGATGTTCAGACAAATGATCTCAGAAATAGTATTACAAGAGAAAGTATTGATTTATTTGTCAAAACATTAGGTATTGGAAATAAAATTTCATCAATTTCTGGTGCGGGAACTACTAATCCGACCATAACTTTCGATAGAAATCATAATTTTAATAGTATTGTAATTGGAAGTATTAATGCTTCCCCAACAGGATTTACTGCCGGAACATATTATAATGTAAAAATTTATAATAATTCTTTATTAACAATTTGGAATGGTGCTACTGCGAAAGTGATTGTTTCCGGTGCAGGTAATATAACATCTGCGGAAATTATAAATGGAGGATCTGGATATTCTGCCGGAACATATTACTTAGATACTAATATTATTGGTTCTGGATCTAATAATGATTTTACTGTTGCTTCTGATGGAATTTCTTCACCAATAGGTCAAGTTGTTCAATTTACTGGTGTTGGAACTACATCAGATAATTATCATCGTATCTCAGCAGTCAATTCTGCAAATCAAATAACAATTGAAAGGTCTACGAGTGAACCAGTTATTGTTACAGATCAATATGCTCTTTTAATTGCACCTTCAACATCATTCACCAGTATTGGCAATACAATTACTGCACCTAGTCATGGATTGGTAGTTGGAAATAGATTTAAATCAATTGACTCTTCAAATAATAATCTTGGAGATTATATTGTTGATAGTGTAATTAATGTTAATACCTTTACTATTTCTGGTGTAATGGGATCAACTTCTGGATTTATTCTGAAGCACGGATTATCATCTAATGCGGGTATTTCTGATGGTTCAAATGAAAATCTTGAGGTAAGAGGAATCACTATCTTTGATGGAGAAAAGTTAACTCTTACAGAATCTGGAGGTATAGACAGTTCAGAAACGCAATTTAGTGTTAGTCATTCTGGTATTGGTACTGCAGAAAGATTCTCACTAGGTTCTTATATTAAAGTTGATGGTGAGATCATGAGAATTGCAAGTAATTCTCTTAGTGGAGTTCCTGCGGATAAAATTACAGTGATTCGTGGAGTATTTTCATCTAAACAAAAATCACACCCTGAGAATTCATTAATCACTAAAATTAAAATTCCTGCGGTCGAATTTCGTAGACCATCAATTATTCGTGCTTCTGGACATACTTTTGAGTATCTTGGATATGGTCCGGGAAATTATTCTACAGCACTCCCACAAGTCCAGAATAAAACTTTATCAGAAAGAGAAGAATTTTTAGTTCAATCTCAAGAAAGATCATCTGGTATTGTTGTTTATAATGGTATGAACAATAAAGGAGATTTCTTTATTGGCAATCAAAAGAAGTCTTCTACAACAGGTGAGGAAACAACTTTTGATACCCCAATTCCTACTGTAACTGGACAAAGTGTATCAAGATTAAGTGAAGTATTTGATGAAGTCACAATTAGGGAGAGATTAATTGTAGAAGGAGGAGACTCTGGACAATCACTTTCTCAATTTGATGGATCTGTTACATTTAATTCAGAAACTAGATTTACAAATTCTAATGGAATAGAAGGATCTGCAGCAATAAATGTTTCTAATACAAAACAATCAACAGCAACAAATTCTGGAGCACTTATTGTTGCAGGTGGAGTTGGTATTGGAAAAGATTTATATGTTGGAGGAACAATATATGGTCTTGGTGGTTTATCTATTAGTTTGATAAACATATCTCCAAAACAAGTTCTTTTTTCAAATTCCAATTCTTTTCTTGATGGTGATAATAAATTTACTTTTGAACAATCAACATCAACATTAGGAATTAATAGTATTTCAGTATATGAATCTGGCGGCAATTCTTATATTGAAGAAATTGATTCTAAAGATTTAATATTAAAAGCATATTCTTCAGATAAATTAATTATTAATGGAGTAGGAGTTAGTATTACTGGAAATCTTGATGTTACTGGAGATGTAAATTCTTTCTCAACATCTGATGAGAAGTTAAAAGATAATATTATCCCAATTCATAATCCATTAGAAAAAGTTATTTCGATTAGTGGAAATACTTTTGATTGGAATGAAAATTCTAATAAAGAAGGTCATGATGTTGGATTGATTGCACAAGAGATTCAAAAAATTCTTCCTGAGGCAGTTAAGGAAAGAGATGATGGTTATCTTGCCGTTGATTATAAAAAGATAATTCCTCTGCTTGTAGAATCTATTAAAGAACTTTCTAATAAGGTCGAATCGATTGAGCATCAATTAAAGAATAAATAATTGTAAAAGATTAAATAATGGCAAATATTAGAAAGTCATTCAATTTTAGAAATGGTTTACAAGTAGATACTGATAAGTTTGTAGTAAATTCCAATGGACTTGTTGGAATAGGAACATCAAATCCTGAAAATTATTCTTTAAGTGTTCATGGTGACACTAAAATTGTTGGTATTATTACAACAAAACACATATTTGTAGAACAAAATGTAATTTCTCTTGGTAAAATTGGTATCCATACCACAAATCCAACTTCTAAATTTCATATATCAGGAATTGGAGTTACCAATCCTAGTGGTATTGATGCTGGAAATAGAATTAGGATAGGTGATTTTCATTGGGATAATACATTTACTAGTATTCATGCAAAGAAAGTTAGTAATCAATGGTGGTTAGAACAAAATTCTCCTGATAATGATGGTACAGATTTAGTATTTTATAAGTCGAGAGGTTTACCAAACCAAGAAGAACCAGTTCAGGTTGGAGACAATTTATTCAGATTAACTGCAAGAGCATATAAACCAAATGGAGTTGGAATAGGAACTACTATTTCTCTTAGTGATTATAGTGGTGATTTTTCAGGTCAAATTGCTTTTGATGTAGATAGTATTGATGGTAATAATGTAGCATCTTCTATTGATGTAAAAACTGCCGGAGAAAGTAGGTTAATTGTAAAAGGTGATGGTAAGATTGGTATTGGAACTATTTTACCAACACAAAAATTAGATGTAATAGGTAATACATATGTTTCCAATTCTGTTGGTATTAGAAGTACAGCACCAACAGAAGCACTAGATGTAAATGGAAATATTAAATCTTCTGGCACTGTTACAGCAACAACATTTAGTGGTAGTTTACCAACAACTGATCTTACAGGAACTATAACCAATACACAGTTAGCAGGTTTTATTGATAACTCTAAGTTAGTTAATGATAGTGTTTCTTATGGTGGGGTATCTGTTGACTTAGGTGCTTCTGATGATACTCCAGCATTTGATTTGACTAATGCTACTAACTATCCCTATACATCGCTGACTGGTATAACAACAAGTGTTGTAGGAGATACTACTCCTCAGTTGGGTGGTGACTTAGATCTGAATGGTAAATTTATAACAGGACTCGGTGGTATTAGTATTTCTTCTGGTGTTACAACATGTACTGGTGGATTTACAAGTGGTATTGGAGTAACAACTCCAGTCCAAATATCAGTCACTGGTTCTACATTAACATTTAATGTTGTTGGAGTTGGAAGCACAAGCTTGACACTATCGTAAAAACCCTGTAGACTACCTTTGTTAGGGTTGAAGAGGAGAGGCTAAGCTCTTAAAGATAAATATAAATAAGTCTTTAAGATCTTATGGCACAAACAACACCAAGAGAATCTTTAACTTGTGTTGCCATTAGTTATGTTGCTAAAGAAGGTAATCGTGCAAATATAGATCAATTCAGTCAAGCAGTAGAAAAATATTACTTTGAGAATGATAGTAATGGTATAAATTCTTTTAAAGATAATTTACCATCAGATTTTAATTTTAATAGAATTAAAGAATTATTTAAATCTGAACTTGAGGCAAGAAAACCAGGAAAAGATTATCCTAAGAATATTTACGAGAAAGATTTTCCAAATGGAAAAGAATATACATCAGAGGTAGATGGTCCTACAAAACTAGATGTAGAGATAAAGTCTGCTTTTTCAACAGCAGAAGTACTTCAAAGAACATCAATTGTACTTTCTTTATCTTCTTATGTAATACATGATCAGTCATCAGATGTGATGAAAATTATTAAGGATGATGCATTAAACAAAACTGTAAGAGCACTAGATTTACCAAAAGATGTTGGATCAGATATTCTTTCATCTATTGATTTAATTTTAATTAAAAGAAGTAGAGAGTCTGCAATACTTAATGACTTTCAAGAAAATATTGTTGGTAATAATGTTAAAAATATTGATATTTTAAATAATCTTGCTTATGGAACAACGGGTAAGAATACTTTTAGAACTTTAACAAATAAGTATTTCAAAAACAAAGAATTAGTTGGAGTATCTTTAAAGAAAGTTCCTGCAAAAAGAGATGCTGAAATTAAAATTATAGGTACGATTGCAGGAGCAAAAGATTTAGAACTTTATCTAGATCCTTATACAGAATTTCTGGGAAAAGTAAGTTCTACAAAATCTAGAGCAGAATTATTTAAGTTAATTGATAAATTAGTTGAAATTGATAAAATTATGCCAACTGAACCAAGAGCATATTTTTCTGTTAATTTTAAATTGAATTATAAAGATGTTGATATTTCTGACAAGATAGTCAAATTAAATCTTCAGATAGGAAGATCTGGATTTAATGCTACTGAAAGTGGGAAAGGTGGATTTGTTGGTGGAACGTCATATTCTATAGGTCTTCCAATATTAAAAAAATATCCAAGATATAATCAAATGATACGAGAAGTAATATCAATTCGAGAAAAGGCTTTTAAATTTGCAATCAAACAAAAAGTTCCTAATAATTTAAAGAATGAGTATAGTAAAGCATTATCGATGGTAAGAAAAAATGTATTAGTATTATATGATATCAAAGATAATCTAATTATCAAAGAATTTTGTAACAAATACGATAATGAAATAGGAAATCAACAGGATTCTTATCAGCAATATCGTATTGGAGTTTCTAAGTTATGTAAAAATAAATCCTTACAGAGTTCAAGTGGTTCTTTAATGGACTTGGATAAAGAGAGTACAAAGGTAACAGGAGTTCCAAAGACACTTCAGAATGATTATGTTCATGCACAGGGTTTATGGATGTATACAAGAGAGAACGAAAATCTTAAAAGATTTTTCAAACAACAGATCTCTTTAACTTTATATGGATTGATGTCAAAGAAAGGTGCAAAGGTTTTTTATTCTAAAGGCAAAGAAATGATAACTGAGAGTGCATTTGTAAAAGAATTTAAGGATAGTAATAATAAGAGTAAACTTGCAAAGGTTGCTTCTGCTCCATTTATTCTAATAGACTGACAGTTCTCAAACTGTCACACCACCTCTTCACAGGGGTGGTTTTTTAATGTATAATAAGTCCATAGTTCACCACACACCAGTGACAATCACTCTTCGTCCACACCAGCAAGATGCCACCAAGGCAATGCTGAAGCATGATCGTGGCCAGGTTCTGATTCCGACTGGTGGTGGAAAGACCATGTGCATGATTCATGATACTCAGACACATTTCAAACTATTTGACAATCAAGTTCATGTGGTAGTCGCACCACGAATCTTGTTAGCAGATCAATTGTGCTCTGAATTTCTAGAACACATCAATGCTCATGTGCTCCATGTGCATAGTGGAGATACAGAACACTTTAGCACCACAAAAGCAAAGACCATCAAAGCATGGTCTGAGAATGTTGGTGGTAATCAACTGATCTTTACGACTTATAACTCTCTTCATCGTATTGAAGAATCTGGTATTAAAGTAGATTCGATTTACTTTGATGAAGCACACAACAGTGTTAAGAGAAACTTCTTTCCTTCTACTGAGTTTTTCAGTCATAATGCTGATCGTTGTTATTTCTTTACGGCAACACGTCGGACTTCCTCGACCATTTTCAAACCAGGAATGAATGATAGTGAGGTGTATGGTGATGTAATTTATCATGTTCCTGCACCTAAGTTGGTTGAGGAAGGATACATTCTTCCCCCCCAAATCAAATCAAAAAAGTTTGAGTTATTAAATCCTAAGGAAGTTACTTCCGAATGTGATTGTAATAATATTGTAAGGACATTAAAAGAAAATAACACAAACAAAATTCTTATTTGTGTTAAGAGCACAAAGCAACTTACTCACCTGATGTCAGAAACTGATTTTGCAGTTCAACTGTATGATATGGGATATTCAGTCCTTAGTATTACATCAAAAACTGGTGCTATTATTGATGGACAGGAAGTTGATCGTGAGGAGTTTTTTAGGACTCTGAATGCATGGGGCAAAGATCCAAACAAAAAATTTGTTTGTCTTCATCATTCAATTTTGAGTGAGGGAATTTCTGTTAATGGTCTTGAGATGGTTATTTTTCTTCGCAATATGAATGTTGTTGAGATGATACAAACAATTGGTAGAGTTCTTCGAACCGCTCCTGATAAAACTTATGGACTTTGTGTCGTCCCAGTTTATTCGAAAACTGGTATTTCCACTGAAAAGTCACTTCAAAATGTTGTTGATACTGTTTTCGGTCGTGGTGAGATGCTTGATAGTGTAATCAAACGATAGATATATGGGAGGCATCAAGCGTAGTCAGGGGTGATAAAACTTGTGTAAGTCCTCACATAAATAAATGTAATCATACCCCTGATTACGATGAAAGAATACTACACTTACGCTTACTTGCGTGAAGATAGAACGCCCTACTATGTCGGTAAGGGTAAAGGAAATCGTGCATATGTTAAGCACGGACTTCACACTGTTCCACCAAAAGAAAGAATACTTATCCTCAAAAATAACATAACTGAAGAAGATGCATTTAAGCACGAAGTTTATATGATTGCTGTATTCGGTAGAAAGGATATAAAAACTGGTATTCTATACAATAGAACTGACGGTGGATTAGGTGGAGACACTGGATATTTTGGCACCGAAAGACATAAGAAAGATTGTAAGAAAAGAACTGGGGAGAAGAACAGTTTTTATGGTCGTAGGCACTCCCCAGAGACCCTACAAGCAATGAAAGAATCCCTAAAGGGTAGAAGTGCTTGGAACAATCGAAAATACCTTCCAGAAGAGCAGGTAAGTTCCCATGCACTCTATATGAGAGAGTGGAGAAAGAAGAGACAATCTTAAAACTGGCACACTGCCTCTCCACTCTGCCCTACTCTGCCCTATAATACAAAGGTAATCAAGGGAACACCACCATTTTTGAGAAGGGTGAACCTGCCGTATCTGTCATCCGTCGTTAATCTCTGAGCAACGCTAGTTATGCGTGTAAGTCCCATACAAACAATTATAATATGCAAAAAACACTGATTACAATGCAAGGTGCAATTGAACGCCTTGAAACAATTAGATCATCAAGTAGAAAAAAGATTGAAATCTACGCCAAGAGATGTTATCAAGTCACGATGGATAATGATACCATTAAATGGTGGAATGATGAAAAATCCGATAAAGATGTGGCAAGAGCTATTACACGTCCATTTTACGATCTTATTCATTCTTGTTCTATTCCAACAGGTTTGATTACAGAAAATGCTTTCACAGGAAGAATGAATGATTCTAAGTATATTTGTACCAAAGATCATATTTTTCGTCCTCAATTTGTCTGTCGATACATTTTAGACAATTATGAAATGTTTAAAGATTTTGTAGTATTTCGGAAGTGGGTTATTATGTGTTGTTCCACTACATTAGTGACAAAGGAGGAGAATGCAGATCTTCGTATCTCTGGAACAAATAATAGGGGTGAGGATTATGTTCTTCTAAGTTCGACTGATAGTCAGTACAGAAAGATTGACTTAAAATTATTTTCTCATAGTAATCATAGGTCTTGGAGTGATCGTACAATTCAAGAGTCTTCTAATCTTATTAGTCCCCCACAAGAACTATTAGAGTATGAAGTGCCATTTTTAGACAATCTTTAAACTGGCACTCTGTCTTTGACTCTGCCCTGACTCTGCCCTATAATACAAAGGTAATCAAGGGAACACCACCATGAAATGCAAAGTCGAACTCTATGTTGCTGGCACTGTCTTTTATGAGACCGTTCATGCCCGTGACTATCAAGAAGCAAAAAAAGTAGCACTGGCACGTAATCCGAATGCTACTGTTGTTTCTGTCAATGCATCTTTCTTCTAATGACTGACCAAATCACATTGGAAGAAGCCCTGGAGCTTGTCACCTTTCGTCGGAATGCCTGCGGCACTTGGTGTGTTGATCGCGTCCTGGGCAATGTCCGGAGCAATGTCCTAGGCAATGTCGTAGGCACCGTCTACGGTAATGTTGGCAGTGTCGGAGGCAATGTCAAATACAGTGTCGGAGGCACCATCGCTGGTCGCGCTTGGAAACTCATCGAGACACCTGAACAGAAGTTCCGCCGACTGCTTGATGAGACTGAAAATCAAGAGTTAATTGACGCATTCAACCAACTGGAGAACAACTGATGACGGAACAACACCCACTGACTGATGAGATTTGCTGTGCAATTGAGGAAGATTTAGATCTTGATTGGGCCATGCAGGATGACGAATTTATGTGTATGCGAGCTGGCGCTGATTGGCAGTTGGAACAGGTGGTTAAAGCATTGAATCAATGCAAAGAAGAAAAAAGGTCTTGCATTGAAGTCATTTATCTTTTTCATGAAAAGTTGGAAGCAATGCGCCCAACAACAAAAACACAGGAGAACAACTGATGACCAAACAAATCACACTTGAAGAAGCCCTGAAGCTTGTTACTTTTCATGACACGGGTGACAGGGAATGGGTAGTCCTCTCTGTCAATGGCGATGTCAATGGCAACATCAGTGGCAACGTCGATGGCAACATCGGAGGCACTATCTTTGGCACCGTCCATGGCACCGTCTATGGCGATGTCGCACACAATGTCGCAGGCACTGTCCTTGGCACAATCAACGGTCGCAAGTGGAAGTTTGTTGAAACACCTAAAGAGAAACTTCAACGTCTCATTGAAGAATCAGGCAACCAAGAACTGATTGACACGTTCAACCAATTGGAGGACTCATGATGACTGAACACCCACTAACTGACGAAATCTGCTGTCAACTCTGGCAAGACAACAAAGACAACTGGCTAAAGTTGCAGGAACCTTGTCCAGCGACTCGACGAGTCATGCGAGCTGCTACTGATTGGCAACTGAAGCAGGTGCTTGAATGGTTAAAAACTAATACTGAAGATTACGTATTAGAAGATTATTACAGCACTTATTTTCTTATCGAAGCTTTTCTTGATGACTTCAAGAAAGCAATGCGCCCCACCACACAGGAGGAAAACAATGACTGACCAACACCCACTGACTGACGAGATCTGCGACCAGATTCAAGACTCGGTTCACCCTTGTGACCCAGAGAATATGCGTACAGCTGCCGATTGGCAGTTAGAGCAGATCACTGAGTGGTTGCGCAAAAATCTACCCCAGACCTTGTACTTGGAACCGATTGGATACATCGAATATAAGAAAGAAGACAGATTACGTTTAATTGATGACCTCAAAAAAGCAATGCGCCCCACCACCACACAGGAGGACAGCTGATGACTGACCAACACCCACTGATGACTAGACAACAGCAGCTGGCCGCATTGTTTGCGCAGCTCCAAGAACTGACCACCAAAGAAGAGCGGCGGGATTATCCCTTCTGGGATCCCCTCAACGATCTGATCAATGACGACATAGAAGTTTCTGTTTTAGGCCACCGAGGAATGGACACGCCTCCCTGCGCGGAAGCGTGGGCTACAGCGAAACTGATCGCTGAACTACGCTCCCGCGTGGAGGCACTGGAAGCCGACCGCCGCCCGAAGCCGCCGAGCCTGAAGGAGTTGGCTCTGGAAGACCTTGAAGTCTTAATTACTGATCTCGCCAATCACGGCATGGGGTTCAAGGCGGGGAACATCCGTCGCGCACTGGAGGCACTTCCTGATGACTAA